AACGTGGTCACTGCCTGATCCTGACTTGACATTGAACGAAGGGCTCTCTTTCGGGGGAGCCCTTCGGGCACAAGAAAGGACGTAATGAAGATCCGAAACAAGTCCAACCACGGCATCGCCGAAGTCGGTGACGAACTGGGCCAGAGGCTCATTGAAGCCGGGGTTTGGGAAGCGGCCGACAAGCCGGTTCGCCGTGGTGGCCGTAGGGCCGCCCAGAAGCCCGCTGAGGCCACAAACACCGAACAGTAAGGGGAATGTATGGCTATTGCGACTGCCGCTGATGTAGCGGTGCGTTGGGGCCGCACCCTTACTACCGAAGAGACCGCGATGATTGAGGCTCGACTGGAAGATGTCGAGCGCAAGATTCGTCGCAGGATTTCAGACCTTGACCAGCAGATCACCGCAGGAACTATCAGTGCCGCTGATGTGAAGCAGGTCGAATCGGACGTAGTTCTCCGAATGGTCCGAAACCCGGAGGGTTACCTCTCGGAAACGGACGGCAACTACACGTACATGCTCCAGCAGGATTCGGGTTCCGGGAAGCTCGAGATCCGCAACGAGGAATGGGAACTCCTCGGTTGGCGAAAGAAGGGCATGTTCGTCATCGCCCCCACCTTTGTGATGCCGACGTGAGCCTTCTCGATTCCGGCAACGAAGACGTTGTCGTTTACCTCGAAGAGACCACCACGGATATGGACGGAAATACCCGTACCCGTCCATCCACGACCGGAATTCCGGCCAAGGCACGAATTCAGGTACAAGGCCAGTCGGGCACATCCGCCCGACGCAGTGAGCAGGACAACGAGGGTTACGAGTCCGAGAAGGTTTACAAGGTACGTTTTCCCAGGTCTTGGCCGTATGTTCTCGGCGCACAGTCGCAGATCGAATGGCGCGGTGAGCGCTGGGCGGTATTCGGAGACGTGAATCTGTACAACGGATCGTCCCGGACAGCGCACGTCGACTACACGATGAAGCGGTACTGATGGCCAGGTTGATCAGTCAGAAGGCCATGAACCGAGTCGTCTCGCATCTCGACGAAGTGAAGTCCGAGGTCGCCGAGAAAGCGCTTGAAGTCGGCCTTCGAGCCGAAGCACGGCTAGCCGGCCACCGCCGCACCGGCCGAGCACAAGTCACTGTGACTCAGGGCGACGTAGACGCGTTCGTGAATCTCGAAGACCCGGCTGTGCTTTCTATCGAATTCGGCCACATGGTCAAGGGCAAGTTCGAGACCGATGTCCCGAAGTACGTCCCAGGTCTCTACATCATCACCGGAGCCGCAGGCTTGATCTAAGGAGAACCATGCCACGGATGCCACGCGTCCAGGCGGTAGTTCTCCCGATTCTCCGGGATGCACTGCCTGGCGTAAAGGTCGGTTCTTGGGTTGAGGATATCGACTACCGACTATTCCCGATGCTCAATATCCGACGAGTCGGAGGAATCCGACACGACACCCGCCCCACCGAATTGTCCCTACCGGTTATCGAAATGACCGCATACGGGACCGAAGGGCTTCCCGAGACAGAGCTTCTGTACGAGGACGCTCTTGAAACGCTATTCGCAGCGGTCAGTAATCAGACACAAACACCAGCCGGGTACCTGCATTCCATCAAGGAAACCATGGGTGCCACTCAGTTCAGCTCCTTGTTCCAGGATTCATGGCGAATTCAGGGGCTGATTCAGCTCGGGGTCCGACCGCCTCGCCTCTAATAAGGAGATATGCCTCATGGCACTCAATGACCAGGCCGTCCTAACCGCGGCTCAGGGCTATGTGTTCACCGCCACGGTGGGCACCGCGCGCCCGACTCCAGCTGAGCTGGATTCTGTAGATCCGGTGATCTTCGGTAGCCAGGTCCAGACCATCACTCTGACCGGCACGGCCACCTCGGGTGTGTTCACTCTGACCTCGACCACTGAGACTTCTGACCTCCCGTTCAATGCGACGGCGGCTCAGGTCCAGGCTGCGCTGGAAGCGCTGGCTTCGATCGGTGCGGGCAACGTCCACGCAACTGGCACGCTGGCGACTGGTATCCAGGTCGCGTTCATCGGTGCGCTTCAGGGCACTGCACTGCCTCTGCTGACTGTGGATGACACCGGTTTGGTCGGCACTACGCCGAACATCGACGTGGTTATCACCACTGCCCCGAACGGGTGGAAGAACATCGGCCACACTTCGCGTGGTGACATGCCCGAGTTCGGCTTCGACGGCGGTGACTCGGAGGTTAAGGGCACGTGGCAGAACGCGGCTCTGCGTGAGGTTACGACTCAGCAGGCTGCCGACTTCGTGACGCTGTTCCTCCAGCAGTTCAACACCGATTCGTTCGAGCTGTACTACGGCGAGAACGCCTCGACCACTCCTGGTGTGTTCGGTGTCGCGGGCGGCACGCCGGTGCCGAACGAGCGTGCGTTCCTGATCATCATCATCGACGGCACGACTCGAATTGGCTTCTACGCCGCGAAGGCGTCGGTGAAGCGTGACGACGCGATTCAGACTCCGGTCGACGACTTCGCTTCGCTCCCAATTCGCGCCACCTTCCTCAAGCTCGGCGCTAACAACCTGTTCGAGTGGATCTCTGCGGATCTGTTCGACTGACCCTGACTTGACATTGAACGATGTCATTTGACTGAGGGGGGCGGTTTCCTGGCGGGCCTGCCGCCCCTCTCTTTTCTTGGCCCGCTAATACGAAAGGTCTGCCATGACGAACGACTTCACTCTTGATGATCTGCGCGAAACCGTCGAAAAGGAATTCGCGCCGGTCAAGATCCGGCTCTCCGAGAACGAGTCGGTTGTGCTCCGGAACCTGCTGCGGCTCCCCAAGAAGGACCGCGAACAGGTATTCACTTTGATGACCGAGCTTGAGGGTCTGGACAAGGATGACGATCTCGGTATCGAGTCGATGGACCGTACGTCTGAGATCGCCCACCAGATTTTCGTGCTCGTTGCCGATGACAAGGTCGCTGGCAAGAAGCTGGTCTCAGGGATCAAGGATGACCTGGCACTGACGCTGCACCTGTTCGAGAAGTGGATGGGGGCGACCCAGCCGGGGGAAGCGCGGCGCTCGCCCGCCTGATCGACCAATACGGCGAGTTCCTGGTTCCTGACCTCCTAAGTACTTATGGCGTGGACCTCCGGGACCTATTTGTTCCGGAGGCGCACCTCACGCCGCTGTACGTCTTCACCCTGATTAAGGGTCTGAATTACGACTCGGCATTCGTCGCCGAACGTCGGGGCGGACAGCAATTCCGAGGATGGAACGAAAGCCGGTACGCCGCCGTAGCAACGGTGAACGCGGTTCGAGCGCTCCAGTACACGTACGTGGCAGCGAATTCGAAGTCGAAGCCGAAGCCACCCGATTCCTTCCCGATTCCAGAACGACAGACAAAGCAGGTCGACAAGCCGGGTTCGTTCGCGTTTATCGCAGCGGCCAAGCTCGCCGCCGCTAAGAAAAGGAAGGCAGGCGGCTAAATGGCCGAGGGAGGCGCAGGCGGTAAGGAAGTAGGCCGCATTTCTATTCGGGTAGTCCCGAATACTGATCGGTTCCGCAGGGATCTCCGGGCACAGCTCGAGGAGATCGAGCGGGAAATCCAGGGCCGGATCGAAGTCAATGTAGACCTCGACACCGGGGCGGCTGCGGCACGGTTCGAAGCGTTGATGGCTGCACTCCGAGCGCAGGGAGCCCGCGGAGTTCGTGTCGATGTCGACGTAGACCGAGACCGCTTCGCAGGTGCACTGACCCGGATGCGCCGCTCTCTCGACAACCTGGCCAACGGCAATAGCCGTCTGAACCGAGCTTGGCGCGAGATGCGCGCTGGGTTCGGCGATTTGGGCCGTGCGACCAACGACGCACGCGGACACCTGGGTAACTACAACCGCGAGGTCGACACGCTGTCTCGGCGTCTGCGCCGGTCGTATCAGGACATGGGTCCGCTCACCTCCCGGTTCCAGGCTCACGGAGAGATGCTGCGCCGAGGGCGCCAGCACATCCGCGACTTCAACGAGGCCCTACGTGACCAGCAGCGCTGGATGCGCCAGCAGGACCCGGACCTGAGCCGTAACGCGGCTCGGTGGCGGTCGTGGATGATGGCGATGCGCGACGCGAACACCAACGCCACCAACGGATTCCGTAGGTTCCGACAGGCGTATCGCGAGCTTCGCAACTCCACCGACGAAGACGGAAACAACGGGTTCCTGTCGCGGCTCGGGCAGGCGTTCCGCTCACTCGGCAGGGACTCCAACGACGCCGGTAATGGCGTCGAGTTCGCCGGTCGAAAGTTCCTCGGGCTGTCCCGTATCGGTTGGATCGTCGTCGGCGTATTCGCCGCTGCCGCACCGGTTATCGGCCTTGTCGCCGGTATCCTCGCGGGTCTCCCTTCTCTGGTCTCCGCGTTCGGCGCGGGTGCCGCAGCTATCGCGCTCGGCATGGACGGCATCAAGAAGGCGGCTTCCACTCTGAAGCCAGAGTTCGAGCACCTGAAGCAGACCGTCTCTGGGGTCTTCCAGGAGCGGTTGACCCCGCAGTTCGAGCAGCTGAAGGCAATCTTCCCGGTCCTCGAATCCGGGATGTCGAACGTGGCCAACGGGCTGTCGGACATGTTCCAGGGCGTCACGGACGCGCTGACCTCTGAGAAGGGTCTGGGCCAGATCCAGACGATTCTCAACAACACCGGGACGTTCTTCTCGTCGCTCAAGCCCGCGATGGATCAGTTCACTCAGTCGTGGCTGACGCTGTCCGAGGCTGGCTCGAATTCGTTTGGGCTGCTTAGCGGCTCGATCAATACGTTTGCCACGAACTTCAACGCGATGGTTGATCGAATCACCTCTAACGGGGTGTTCGAGGGTGCCATGCAGGGGCTGTCGCAGACCCTCGACGGAATCCTGAATCTGTTCAACCGGCTCATGGAGTCCGGCGCTACGGCGATGGGTTCGCTAGGTACACCTATCCAGAACCTGCTCAACGGATTCGGCGACTTCGCGGTGGCAGCTATGCCTGCCCTAACCTCGCTGGCGTCGATGATCGGCAACATCGTCGGCTCGCTGGGTAACAACCTGGCACCGATCATTACGGCGCTGACCCCGGCGTTCCAGATGCTCGCCGGAACTTTGAGCACCGTGTTTACAGGCGCGTTCGAGCGGCTGAGCCCGGTACTGACTCAGGTGGCAACCGCGCTCAACGGCGCGATCCTCGGTGCGCTACAGGCGCTACAGCCGGTTCTGCCGCAGCTCCTCGACTCGTTCGGGCAGCTCGCTACCGTTCTGGGACAGTCGTTCGTGACCGTCATCAACGGTCTCGCTCCGGTTCTGCCGACACTGGCTACCGCGTTCGCTCAGCTCGCGATGATCATTGCCGGAGTACTGACTCAGGCGCTGACGGCCATCCAGCCGTACCTGCCTCAGTTGATGCAGGCGTTCACCTCGATTCTGAACGCAGTCATTCCGCTTATCCCGGTATTCGTCCAGCTCATCGCGGATGCACTGGTGCCGTTGATTCCGGCGTTCGTTCAGATGATCCCGGCGATTCTCCCGGCTATCCAGGCGTTCGCGGATCTGCTCGTCAAGGCGACTCCGCTGATCCAGATCTTCGCGGAGATCTCCGGAGCGATCCTTGGACTAGTGGCCACGCTCCTGGCGAAGCTGATCGGGGCCATTGTCTCGGTTGTCGCTGAGATTGCGGACTTCGTTGCCTCGTGCGAGCGCGCACTGGCGGCGGTCCTGAACTGGATCTCGGAAATGCTGGCCAAGGTCGGTTTGATTCCGGGACAGGTGAAGTCGGCGCTGGGTGACCTGGGCAGTCTCCTGGTCGGTGCCGGTAAGGCACTGATGGATGGCCTGCTGTCAGGTATCAAGTCCGGGTTCGAGTCGGTCAAGAACTTCGTCTCGAGCATCGCGGGAACCATCGCGTCCCTGAAGGGTCCTATCCCCTACGACAAGATCGTCCTGATTCCGAACGGTGAAGCCCTCATGCAGGGTCTCGACGAAGGTATCCAGTCTGGTCTGGACGGAGTCCTCGGAACCGTCAAGTCGATCGTCGGGCAGCTCGGCGACACAATCCAGGGCGAGAAGTCCGGATTGGTCGGAGCCGCACAGGATTTGATGTCCGGAGTCCGACAGGTCTTCGGTGACACAGCCGGTATGGGCATCGTGATTATCGTCGCCAACTTCAAGGAGTCGGTCAACGAGATTACCGATGTCGCGAAGACCGCCAAGGCGTCGGCATCCGACATGGTCAAGTCCGCCACGGACACCTCCAGCGTCACGTCATCGACCAAGAAGCTGGATGAGCAGACCAAGCAAAAGATCGCGGACATGCGTCAGCAGGCCGAAGACCTGAGCAATCAGGCCAAGGATCTACGCGCGAAGGCCAACGAGACCAAGGACAAGAACGAGAAGAAGCGTCTGCGGGAGCAGGCGCAGGGTCTACAGGACCAGGCCAAGGACCTGCGCGAGCAGGCCCAGCAGATGAAGACCAACGGTGCTGAGTTCGCCAATCAGATGGACTCCATGGTCGCGGATACCGACAAGGTCGGCCCGCAGATGGAAACCAAGGGCGAAACCATCATGCAGCGGCTTCAGCGCGGGCTTCAGAACGGCTGGGCCGGGGTTCAGGACGAGCTTCGCAAGATGGCCGACGATTTCGGAACCACATTCGGAATCGAAGACTTCTCCGGGAAGTTCGACAAGATCCTGACCGATTCCAAGTTCGCGACTCTCCCCCAGGATTTCGCGAAGGCAACCGGCGACCAGTTCCTGTCCGATCTCGGAATTCAGGGCAACGGCTTTATTCCCGAGCTTTTCAAGCAGGGCGCTACCTACATCTTCCAGGTCAATTCGGTTGACGAAGCAATGCAGGCAAAGCAGACCCAGCAGAACAAGGAGAAGCTTCAGTACACACGGAGGTAATTAATGCTGACGATCGTCGAACTAGAAGGGTGCGACGGTGAGATCTACACCCTCGCAGGACCCGACGCAGGCGATCGTGGTGTGCATCTGGGCACGGGCGTGGAGGGCCTTTTCGACCCTCCCGTCAAGGTCGTTTACGAGGAACCGGGTAACTACCCAGGAGCCCGGTACCTGAACCACAGGATTCTTCGCCGAGACATCGTCTTCGGCGTCGAGATTCTGAACGACAAGTCAGAGTCGTGGCTCAGCCGCGATTCGCAGTGGCGTAAGTCGTGGGCGTTCGACCGCGATTCCAAGCTGTACATCACCACCGAAGAATCGGGTCGGCGCTGGCTCAAGCTGCGCTTGGGCGAATCCCCCGACATCTCACTGTTTCGTGATCCTAATGGCTTGACATTGAACAGGGCGGGGATGGTCTGCATCGCAGGCGACCCGTTCTGGTACGAGGACGACATTGTCTATACCGCGGTTACCACCACGAATACGACCACGTCGGGCTCCGAGACAATCTATATCGAGGTTGACCCCTCGGACGGTCGGGGCGGGCTGAATCCCACTGATCAGTACATCTTCCTGAAGTGGATTCTCCCGGCTCCGGCGAAGTTCACGATTCCGGATTACTCGTTCGAAGATCCGGCTCTCGCGAACCGGCGAATCGTCATGCCGACTCAGGTGTCCGGCGAAGACCTCGTCATCGACACAGACCCTCGGGTCGAACAAGTTGCTTCAGCCAACAACACCCTTTTCTGGGCGCGTATGAACGGTGTCCGGTTCCGGCATCCGGTTCCGCCGTACACCAAGTCGAAGACATTCGAAATCACGGTACAGGGCTGCGCCGCTGGGCAAATGCTCGCGCTGCGTATTCCGCGGCCCTGGTCGCGTCCGTGGGGGCTCGAATGATCAATTCGCTAGTTGACGTCAATGCCGTGTGGGACACGGTCATGGCGCGTCGTGCAGCAAGGGAAAAGGCTCGGCTGAAGCCGGCTCTTATCCGTCTGTGGGACGGTGACTATGTCCTACGCGGTGAAGTTTGGGGCGAGCGCGGTGGTTCGTTCAAGTTCATCGAGAACGAGACCGGCACCGCTTCGCTGAAGCTCTCGCTAGACCATTACCTGTCCAAGTGGGTAATGAACTTCAAGGGCCGCGCTAAGCGGAATGTGCACGTCACATTCGATAAGCAGGGCGCACGTTGGTCCGGACGAATGGACAACTACCGAGTTGTTCGCGAGAAGTCCGGCGATGCGTATCTCGAAATCCAGTTCAAGCACGATTATGAAGAACTGAAGCATATTCGGGTTTGGTGTAATCCGTTCCTGCCTGCCGAATTCCAGTTCCCGCGCTTGTGGATGATTTTCGGACCTGCAAAGTGGTGCTTGTCTGTAACGCTCCTGGTGAATCTAATGCGCCTGGAGTCGTCCATTTGGATGCTCCCGGACGATCCAATGGACCCGGCGATGTGGTTTAATT